TTGTGGTGGTAAGCCAAGCTGCTACCTGCCTAGAGCTGTATTGTTTTAAATGTTTCTTAGCTAGTTCTAACGCTTCAAGCTCTGTAGGAATTGGCTGCAAGAGGTTAGCATCTTCTTCATCTTGTCTATAACCAAATGGTATAGTTTTTCTAATCTTTGGAATGGCGACATATGTTTCCTTTGCTTTGGGCTGTGGCAATATCCAAGCCCCTAAGTCTCTATCACTCACCGCTGTCTTTGGCTGGCAAAATCATGATGCCGTTAGGTGCTGTCACCTGAACTTTCTCTGTCTTCACCAAGCCAGCCCTGTCTAACAAATCTTTAGCAGCGTTGAGCTTTTCTTTCAAGCCTAGCTCTGTAGGGTCAGCAATGCCGCTGACAACAGCCATAGCTGCTCTAGGAGCATTCATAGCGATATAAAGCTGTGTAGCCTCAATCACTTCTTCCTTAAGAACTTCCATAAGGACTTTGGTATTGTAGCCTTCGCTATAGCCAGCAAGCTGTCTAGCCTTAGCAGGATTGCCTCCAGCCTCAGCAAATAACACCTCAATGAACTTCTTCTGTTGTTCGCTTAGTTCTCTTTTAGCCATGATTAAAATAGTCCTTGTTCATAATATTCTTCAACAGTGATGGTGGCATCCATAGTTGAACCAGCCTCTGGTGTGACAATGACAGTGTCACCGGGATTAAGAACAAGATAGCTACCATCAAGCTTGAGGTAGGCATTAGCTGCTAAAGTATATCCACCAACAATATGATAGGTTCCACTAGCACTAGTATCATTCCATTGAACCTGAACAGTCTTGTTATTACCTGCATGATTGGCAATAAATAACAACACCATCTTAGCTACAAAATTCTCAGGACAAGTGTAGATAGTGTTAGCAGATCCCGCTGTTAACACTTTCCCTAAACTTCTAACCTTAGGCTCTTTGTTCATTTCTTCTTCGGCTTCACTTTAGCTTCAGACAAGGCAATGGCAATGGCTTGCTTGGGGTTTGTAACAACCTTGCCACCTTTACCACTGTGCAAGCCTTTGTCCTTAAACTCACCCATCACTTTGCCTACCTTAGCTATTTGCTTAATAGTAGCCATTACTTCTTCTTAGCTTTCATTGGTGCTTTAACAGCACCGCCCTTAGCCATCTTGCCTTTTCCGTCAGCAGCAAAAGCTGGAACTTTCATTCCACCTTTTTCAACCATAGGCATGGTAACACCTCCAGCAGCATAGCCCTTCTTAGCCATTGGCTTAGTAGCAACACCTCCAGCAGCATATCCTTTTTTAGTCATACCACCAGTAGCCATCATTTTAGATTTCATCATTTCTTTTGCTCCTTGTAAAGATTGTTGAAAGTCTCTTCTGCATCCATATACGAATCATCTTGCTCCGCACAATAGATATGTTGGTTGGGCCTGAAATCAGGCGCACCCTGTCCTGTTTGCCAATAGGCTGGACTTGTCACTCGAACTCGGTTGTTTGGCAAAGCCACAACATTCCCAGTCCATTTACCCGCATCAGTTAGTATTAACACATGACTCTGTTTATGTTGTGAGGGGTCTTCAGACACACTACTCTCAGCATAGTCAACAGTGAACAAATACCTACCTGTAAAGAATTCATTGTTAATCTTACACAACCAAGGAGAAGGTTTAGCTCTCTCCAAACTAATGATTGAATGATTGTAACTATTACAATCCCAAGGCTGTGACAAGTGATTCATCATACGCTCAGGCCATACCTCTAAAGGTATATCACCTACTAACGCAGCAAGGGGCATTCTTGCCCACATTGCTCCACCATGTACATTAGCTTGACTACCATCATCCGCTTCACAACCAGTGAAGATAACTTGAAAGCTCAAGCTCCTATCTGGAATGGTGGTGACAGCCACTGCTAATGCATGTATGTATTCCCCATGATAGTTTTGATGTCCATTCGTAAACTCTTTTCTAACCCAACATTTAAAATATGGGATGTTACTTGTCAGATACATTAGACAATCTTTCTATTTACTTCTTCTTTTTAGGGGCTGCTTTAACAGGGGTCATGCCTTTTGGTTTTCCTTTGTTAGAAAACTCCATATATTTAGCAGGACCACCTTTAGCAGGAGCTTTGGTTGGCTTACCAATACCAATCATGATGGCAAGCATAGGCTTCTTAGAAGCAACACCACCTTTAGCAAGCTTCTTCTCAGGAACCTTAGTGGCTTCAAAGGCTTTACGCTCTAGCTCATTGGCTCTGTCCAAGTAGGTGTTACGCACCTCTTGAGGAACAGAAGTGTCCTTAGCCTTCTCACGGTACATCTTTACTTTTTCTGCATCGGTAGCCATAGTTTCTCCTTGTAGTTACCACTTAACCTTGTCTGCCCAATATGCAGCAGACATCTTACCCTTGTTGATATTCTCAGCATGACGAGCTTTAAAACTCTTCTGTCTAGCTTTCTCCTTAGGCGTGTCTGGACTAGAGCCAGCACCACTAACACCTTGCTGTCCAAACCTAATGAGCTTCACTGTGTCACCCTCTTTAGCTAACACAGCATGACTCTTCGTTGGATGCTTAGGAGTTGCCTTAGGCTTGTTATACCCACTAAACTCTTCAGTGCCTTTTTTAATCATCTGAACTTGCTCACTTTCTTAGCAATGTCTTTAGGTTGTTTAACAAACTGCTTACCAGCTTTTGTACCTTCACGCTTGGCCTTAGTGGTAGCTGCATACTCAGCAGAGCTTAAAGACTTAATGGCAGCTTCAGGTAGATATCTCTCCCCTGTTTTAGCAGAAGGCTTACCAGACTTTGTTGTCCACTTCTGGTCTGTCCAATCTTTTAGAGACTTCTGAGAAGCTTTCATTTATACCCACCTCCAGCAGCTTTGTACTTCTTCGCTACAAGCTGTGCTTTCCTAGCAGACCATTCACCAGCATCACCACCTTTAGTTCCAGCCTTCACACTAGCTACCAACGCCTTACGCATTGTAGGCTTGGTATAATTACCTGCAGCATTAACTGTACTTTTCTTTGTAGCCATGTTGTTTCTTCTTTGGTAGGTGTCTGTGTTCTTTCCATCCCTCAGCTCTCATAGCATCTTCAACTCTGTCTAAGGGAAATACATATCCTGTATGTTTTTCCATAGCTGCTCTGACGTAATAGACATCACTGTGGAATAAATGCATCTTGTCTACATAACCTCTGTGTAACGCTAGTGAAGCTTGTGTAGCTACACTGTAGGGGTATGTGTTTGTTAGTCCTCTATCTTCTAGCTGTTGTCGGGTGTAATAGTTCATAATGCTTCATGCTAACACACATAGCCTAGCTAAGGTGGTATGGTAGCATTTATTGCTACACATAACAACCTATCCCAATGTATGTCTATAGTGTCTATGAAGGTAACGGTAGAGATTCTGTGAAGAAACAACTACCATTACCTGTAGGGAACGGTACATATCACATTGTGAAATACATACCACCTACCACTAATATCTAGAACATACACCTAGAAAGCCCATAAGGGATGTGTTCATCTATAACTGTTGTTAGCCCACCCTTTTAGCAACAGTCTTTAACAAGTACCCACATCAAGTCTAGTCTGGTCAGCGTAAGGTGTTACCACTGCCAGTGTCCAAAGCAGAACAACAGAGTGGCCCCTCTATTGTTCTCTCTGAGTCTTTTCTCTTCAGCAGCCGATTGCAAGCTCATTTCTTTACCTGTAGCCGGAAGGTAGCTCATACTTTGTTTCGTATCGCCTGTATGCATAGAGCATACATGGTGCAGGTACTGGTAGTTTTACACATATTGAAACCAATGTCAAGCTTTTTCTGTAGGAACAATCAGAAATATTGGCTAAATAATAAAATGGTCCATACGGGGGTGTCTAAGTTTGCATGAAACTTCAATGAGAATTGTTCTCATTTGTTAACATATAAGTGTACGGATGGTAGCTGTTTGTATCATCTTATGTGCATAGTTGATCTGTCCCTAATTGTTTAGTATATTGAACATTTCCTATACTAGGGTGTACACATCTCTGGGTAGTTGACGGTGCAGATCGATTGTTTCATCTGCAGCTTTGTTATGAAATATTATTTCTATGACGGTGTGAGAGCTGCCAAGAATGGAGTTTGGTTAACAGACTCAATTTTCCTGATTTTTGGACGAGGCCATATATAATAACGCACCACCCCCCGCTGGCCCCCGCCCCGCCACGCTGCCGCCCAGCCCTGCAGCCGTAGCAGCCCTGCAATGCGTTGCAGATCTTAGGTGATCTAAAGATCTTAACTGCATTCAACTCAAAGAAAAGATTCTTCAATGAATTCAAGGACTTAGAAGATCTTGAATACTGATTCAAAATCGGTTCACCATGTCAAAAATGGTTATAAAAAGTAACGATTTTAAGGCATACCCCATCGACAGAAAGGTCGGTATATCCACCACCCTCTTTAGAGACTACCCCGATCCTTCAAAGTTATCCACAGCAAAATCAAAGTTATCAACAACCTTCAATTTCCAAAGTTATCCACAGCACAACACTGGGTTATCCACCGATTGCCAAACCAAGCCGAGAACAAGTTGTGGATAACTCTATCTTGACTTCCTATATTTATAATCGCATTTTTATGACAACTATGTTGGCATTAAAAAATGCTTAAATATAGGAAGATCTGCGTATACATGCCCGATCCCATGTCTTTCATTTAACAAAGAAACTATCCTTTTCACTTTAGTGAGAAAAGGAAATAGTTTCTTTTCTTAGTTAAATGAAAGACATGAAGGAAGCAAAATGACAAATTACGATGCTGTTCAAATTCTCATTGAAATCTCTATAGTGCTTAGCACTATTAGCTTAGCTCTGCTTTGGGAAGATCAAATTAAACTGATGCTTTGCAAAGCTTTTGGTTACAAAGTAACTGGTGTCGGATTCAAGAAATCCCACTACACACTCAGCAAAGCTGAGGCAATGCAGTGGATGGGATGTTATGACGAGGCACTGCTATTCAAGGGTAAAACCCTTGTTGGCTCTAGAAAAGCCCTGTGATTGACAGGGTTATTGATCATCGTTATAATTAAGGCTCTTCGGCAATTTTGCCACATCATTACCAAAGGTAAACACAATGTTCAAGTCTAAAGCTTTGCTTTCTGTCTCATCAGATGCCAAAACTGTCAAGGGAGAAACCTTAGGTTTCTTAACTGGAATTCTTTACTTAGCTCCGGCTAACACTACCAAGTGGAACACTTGTCCTATGGCAAAGAAGGCTCAATGTGATGTGGCTTGCCTCAACACTGCAGGTCGGGGAGCTTTCAGCTCAGTTCAGCAAGCTAGGATCAACAAAACCGAATGGTTTTTCACTGATCGGAATGACTTCATGCAACAACTTGTTGTTGATATTGCAAAGCTCATTCAGAAAGCTTACAAGAAAGGCTTAAAGCCTTTAGTTAGACTGAATGGTACTAGTGACATTCGGTGGGAAACCGTAGGTTTTACTGATGTTAGTGGCATTGAATATGTAAACATATTTGCTGCTTTTCCTAACACTCAATTCTATGACTACACTAAGAGAGGAAACCGCACTGAGTTACCAAGTAACTATGACCTGACATTTTCCTATTCCGGTGTTGAGGGTTTTCAACCCTATGTCGAAAATGCTTTGTTAAACAACATGAGAATGGCAGTTGTTTTCCGTAAGGAAAAGGATATCCCAATGACATTTATGGGAATTCCTGTTGTCTCTGGAGACAACTCTGATGTTCGCCACCTTGATGACAAAGTCATTGTCGGACTGTATGCTAAAGGTAAAGCGAAGCTTGATACGACAGGATTTGTTGTATAAGCAGAGCTTATTTG